CAGTACCAACGTCACCAGAAAAATGGTCCAGAGCAAAAGCAAAAGCAAGATCAAAATTTGACGTTTATCCTAGTGCCTACGCAAACGCATACGCCTCAAAAGAATACAAAAAAATGGGCGGCGGTTGGAGAATGGGCAAACCTAAAAAGAAAAAATAAGAGTAAGCCATTGATGTCAAGAGCTGAGATCAAAATGGCTTGTAGAATGTTTTGGCAAGTAAAAGGACATTTACCTCCAATGCTTAATCGTATTGAAACTTGCCAAGAAATATACGACGACTACTTTAGAAGATTGTGGTGCAATCACGAAGCATGGCAGTGGGAAGAAGGGTTTGAAGAAGCATGGGAAAAACAAAAACACGAACTAGGCACAAAATAAGTACATAGCATGAAAGTTACTTTGACTAAAAATAAATTTATAAAAGAACCCTACTATAAAATACCTATTAAGGCTGAATTAAACGATAATTTTATTGCAAATTTACCAGCATTAGTTCAGCAGTTTGATCAAAATGGCTTTGACATGACTAAACTTGAAAGATTGTATGCAAAGAAAAATCTATGGAAAATTAGTAAAGTGAGAGCAGACCATTGGGTAATTAAACAAGACTGGTTTACGTCTGAACCTTGCACAACAGGTGCTCATATAAACCATGCTTTGCTTTTTGAAAGAAAAGGTTTTGCAGGCGAAGCATTAGAACAACTTAAAACTTTCGCAGAAAAAGTTAACACAATTTACAAAGTATCAGAAATGAGATCGAAATGGGGATTAGACTTTTCAATTGATTACGCAGATGCACAAGGAAATGTGTTTGAAGTGTTACATTGGGAGTGGGATAGTTTTGAATACGATGAAATCATTGAAAAGAAAAAATACATGGACGACTTTTTGCTTACAATAGATTGGAACGAACAAGCTCAAAGATTACTAGATTGCAAATCTGAATGGCACCATCTTGGCTTTTTTGAACAAAGTGAATACAAATCAAACTTTTTCAATATTGAAAAAGAGAGATTTAAGATGGTTATATGGAAATAAATACAGTCTATGATACCTTTTAATTACAAAGAATACTACAGAAACGTTGGCAAACTTAAGGATCGAGGACACGTTAGTTCAGGCGAGCAAATCAAATCCCCAACATCAGCAGGATCAAGAGGATTGGCAAACATCGAAGATTTTGCAGATAAACCAGTGCAAATGATGGGTGGCCAAATAGATGAAGGTGCAGACAGACAATATAAAAGTTTAGATAAAGCAACTATTGAAAATTTGAGAGAAAAATACCTTCCTGATTGGGAATACAAAGATAACAGTTTACAAAAAAGATATAAATTCGAAGATTATTTCCAAGTTATAAAATTTTTAATTGATACTATTAAACCACAGGAAGAATTAGACCATCATGCTGATCTTGGAGTGTTCTATGATGAAGTTTTAGTAAAAATTTATACACACCGTACCAAAGACGTTACAGACTTTGATTTTAAAGTAGCAGTACAAATGGATATGATTGCTAAGAAAAAACACGGAGCAATTAAACCTGATTATGATCTAAATGCCTTGGTAGATGACTTTGATTATTGTATTAATTGTGGTGACTTGATGCTTAATGAAAGAAAATATCAAGGTGGTTTACGTAAATGGTTTAAACAAAAATGGGTAAACATCGCTAAAAAGAAAAAAGGTGGTGGTCATCCTGAGTGTGGCACATCTGGTTCTAAAAAAGGTTATGCAAAATGTGTGCCAGCATCAAAGGCACGTTCAATGAGCAAAAAACAAAAGAAGTCCGCAGTAACAAGAAAAAGAACTGCACAGCGAAAAGCAGGCAGAGGTGGCAAAGACACAGGCGCAACTGGTAAAGCACCAATAAGAGTTTCAACTAAACCTAAAAAGTAATTGCTTTTTTTCCAATCCTACAGTATAATAATAAAAAAGGAGAAACAATGCGAAACTTCAATGATGCAGAAAAACAAAAACTTATACAGATAATCAATCAAGGTTCACAAGTACTTGGTGAGGTTGATGATCTTAAAACAGGACTCAAGGACACAGTAAAAGCACTAGCGGAAGAACTAGAACTGAAACCGGCCGTAATCAACAAAGCAATTTCAATTGCACATCGTGATAACCACCAAGGTATCAGTGATGATATGGACCTTATAGATTCAATTCTTACTGCCGCAGGAAAAATATAGTGTGGGCACTAATTAAAGACTTTTGGACTACAAGTTATAGAACAGATAAAGTTGCTTTTTGGTTTGAATTAGTATCAGTTATATTCACAATAGTAGGATCTTGTATCTTGACTTTTACTTCGCCTTATCCTATAATGGAATGGGTGTTTCCACTATATCTTGTAGGTTCAATTACACTTGCAATTGGATCATACAGAAGAAGGATTATATGGACAACTATCTTAGCATCATGGTTTACAATCATGAACGTTATAGGTAATATAAAAGTGTTTTTAATCTAATGAAAAAATTTAAAGATAACATAAATGATTTTTATAGATGGGTTAAAGGGTCTGAACTAGTTGAACTAGATGATATTGATGTATCAGAAGACCCAGTAAGACCTGAATTAACTTTAGGCTGGCGTATAGTAAATGGCAGAAAAATATTTGGTTTAAAATTTGAAAAACAAATAGAAGGTATTATTTGTGTTGCATTTACTTACGACATTCCAACTACTGTAAAAGAACTAGATATGATGAGCGAACTTGCTTATTTAAAAGATCAAAAGAAAATTGCAGTAGCATATACAGTATGGAGTAGAAAGAAAGGTGCAGGAAAAGAGATAATCAATAAAGTTTTAGAGTATGCAAAAAAACACAATATAGAAAAAGTTGTGACACTATCACCATTAAATCCAATGGCAACACATTTTCATATAAGAAACGGTGCAAAACAAATTAGTATAAACGAATTAACACAAAATTTTGAATATAAAATATGAGTTACATAGACGCATTTTATAAAAGAGAAGACGACAAGGTTCGTGTAGTAGAACGTGATAAAAAAGGACAACGTAAATTTGTTGACTATGATGCACGTTACGTTTTTTATTATCCAGACAACAGAGGCAAACACAGAAGTATATACGGTGAACAACTACAGAAAGTACAAACTACAACTTGGAAACAATTTATAAAAGAACAAAAAATAAGATCAAACAAAAAACTGTATGAACAGGATATTAACCCTGTGTTTCGTTGTTTAGAAGAAAACTATTTAGGTAAAGACGCTCCAAAAGTGAATACTGTGTTTTTTGATATTGAAGTAGACTTTGATCCTCAACGTGGATATTCAACTACTGATGATCCGTTTATGCCAATCACTGCAATTACTTGCTATCTAAGTTGGACAGATCAGCTTGTAACCTTTGCTGTCCCTCCTAAAACTTTGAATATGTCAGGTGCCAAAATGGCAGTTGAGCGTTTTGAAAACGTTATGCTATTTGAAAAAGAAAAAGATATGCTTGATGCTTTCTTAACACTAATTGATGATGCTGATATTTTAAGTGGTTGGAATTCTGAAGGATATGATATTCCTTACACAGTAGGAAGAATACAAAAAGTTTTAAGCAGTGACGATACCAGAAGACTATGTTTTTGGGGAGAAAAACCAAGGCGTAGAACATTTGAAAAGTATGGAAGAGAGCAATTATCGTATGATTTAATTGGAAGAGTACATTTAGATCTACTTGAACTTTACAGAAAATACACATATGAAGAAAGACATTCTTATAGACTAGATGCAATTGGTGAACATGAACTTGGTGAAAAGAAAACTGTGTATGAAGGTTCATTAGATAATTTATACAACAATGACTTTGGATTGTTTATAGAATACAATAGACAAGATACAAAATTACTAGCCAAACTTGAAAAAAAATTAAAATTTATAGAACTTGCAAATGAGATAGCACACCAAAACACGGTGTTGCTACAAACAACAATGGGTGCAGTTGCAGTTACTGAACAGGCTATTGTTAACGAAGCACACAGAAGAGGTATGATTGTGCCGGGCAGAATAAGAAGAGCTGAAGGTGAACCAGTTACGGCCGCAGGAGCATATGTGGCAACTCCTAAAAAAGGTTTGCATGATTGGATAGGCAGTTGCGATATAAACAGTCTATACCCAAGTGTAATTCGTGCTTTGAATATGGGTCCAGAAAGTATTGTTGGACAAATACGTCCTGTTATTACATCAGCCGAAGTCAACAGAGCAAGGTTTCAAAAGAAATCATTTGCGGCGGCTTGGGATAATCAGTTTGGTAGTTGGGAGTATCAAGCAGTAATGAAACAGGAAAAAGGTACAGAAATAATTGTAGATTGGCAGGACGGAACCACAGTAAAAATGAGTGCGGCACAAATGTTTGATCTTATATTTGAAAGTAACAACCAGTGGATGTTATCAGCTAATGGTACAATTTTTACATACGAGTTTGAAGCAATTATTCCAGGACTACTTAAACGTTGGTATGCAGAGAGACAAGAAATGCAACGTAAAATGCATGAGTGTGGTGATAATGAAATTGAAAGAGAGTTTTGGGATAAAAGACAACTTGTTAAAAAAATTAATCTAAACAGTTTGTATGGAGCAATATTAAACCCAGGTTGTAGATTTTTTGATATAAGGATTGGACAGTCAGTTACATTGACTGGCAGATGTATAACAAAACATATGGGAGCAAAAGTTAATGAAGTAATTACAGGCAACTATGATCACAGAGGTGAATCAATAATATACGGAGACACTGATTCTGTTTATTTCTCAGCATTTAAGTCATTGCAAAAAGAAATAAGCTCAGGTAAAGTGCCATGGCAAAAAGAAAATGTAATTGAACTGTATGATAAAATATCAACTGAAGTAAACAACAGCTTTACAGCTTTTATGACTAAAGCATTTCATACTCCAAAAACAAGAGGTGAAGTTATTGCGGCAGGTAGAGAACTTGTGGCTAGTAAGGGTTTGTTTATAACAAAGAAAAGATATTCTGTACTATACTTTGACAAAGAAGGACAACGTACAGATACAGCAGGATCTCCAGGTAAAATGAAAGCGATGGGACTTGACTTAAAAAGATCAGACACTCCAGTTTTTGTACAAAATTTTTTATCAGAGCTATTAATGATGGTATTGATAAACAAAACAGAAGAAGATGTGTTGAAAAGAATATCAGAATTTAGAGCAGAATTTAGTGCAAGGCCGGGCTGGGAAAAAGGATCTCCTAAAAGAGCAAACAATGTAACAATGTATCTTGAAAAAGAAGTCAAGCAAGGCAGAGCTAATATGCCAGGACACGTGAGAGCTAGTATCAATTGGAACAGATGTAGAGAAATGTATGGAGACAAGTATTCGATGCCAATTACAGACGGAGCAAAAGTAATTGTGTGTAAACTAAAAAATAATCCGTTAGGATATACAAGTATTGCTTATCCAGTAGATGAAATGCGTATTCCAGAATGGTTTAAAGAATTGCCGTTTGATTCAGAGGCTATGGAAGCCACAATAGTAGATCAAAAAATAGACAATCTTATTGGCGTATTGAATTGGGATATACAAAGTACAGAGACCACAAATACATTTAATAAACTGTTTGCGTTTTAAATAGTGTTATGTTAAGCATACAAGAAATTAAACTTACAATCGAAACTCTTAAAAAATTTAAAGCTAAAGACTACGAAGAGTTTTTCCGTGTCTACTTAGAAAAACTAGAGCAACTAGCTTTAAGAGTTGATGCGTACAATGATTCTCAAATTTTAGCACTTGATAAGACCACTGATTGGTATATGGCTGATTTAAATTGGCGGCACGAAAGAAAAGAGTTTTTGTATGATCCTTTAGTAGATAAAAATATTCAAATGAAGATTAGTAATTTCTCTAAACAGGGCGGAGAGGCCAAATACAATAGTTTAGAAATAGGACCTGGCTATGGACGTCATGCAAAAATGATGTTAGCTTGGAGGATAAACTACTATCTAGACTTGTTACCACAATGCGAATCTAAACTTAAAAAACTATTTGATCCACCTCAATACAAATATATGAGGTTTTACACAACAGATAGAACAAGTTGTGAAAAAATTCCAGATCACAGCGTAAACTTTGTTTTTTCTTGGGACACTTTTACTTTTTTTACACAAATCCATATAGAAAGATATCTACGTGATATACACAGAGTAATGATACCTGGTGGTTATGCATTCATACATTATGCTGATTGTCAGTTTGATTATGACTTACGAGAGTCAAAACGTGGCTATTGGAACTTTAACACCAAAACTGTCATGCAAAGACTTGTCACAAAATGTGGTTATAAGGTAATCGAGATGGATCAATTTAAGCCTGGTGCTAACTTTGTGATATTTCAAAAGCCTGGTAATATGAATCCTGTTGTGTATAAAGTAATGGAAATTCCAACACAAAAATAATTTAATCTGTTGGCATCTATCTAAATATCTGCTATACTGTTTGTATTATGATAGATATCTTGAAAGACATTGTCAAACACACGCATGGACTTGGATTCCTAGATCTTGTTAAAATCACTGGTACCAGTGATGCAACTGCTATTGATTCAATGGCAGAAGACAGATCAGTTATCCTGCAAGGATCTTTTCACAAACCACAATCAGGAATGATAGGTACTTTTGGAATGCCTCAATTGAACAAGTTAGATATTCATTTGAAGTGTCCAGAATACAAAGACAAAGCTAACATATCTGTAATCACAGGCACAAGAAATGGTGCAGAAACACCTACAGGTATTCATTTTGAAAATGAAAAGGGTGACTTCAAAAATGATTATAGATTTATGAATGCTGAGATTATCAACGAAAAACTTAAAACTGTAAAATTTAAAGGTGTTAAGTGGGACGTTGAAATTGAACCAACAGTGGCAAGTGTACAAAGATTTAACTTTCAATCAGTAGCAAACACAGAACACAATTCTTTTGTAGTAAAAACAGAAGAAGGAAACCTGAAATTCACATTTGGTGATCAATCATCACATGGTGGAGAATTTGTTTTTGCAACAGACGTGAAAGGAACTCTAAATAAAGGATGGAGTTGGCCGGTAGCACAGGTGTTACAAATATTGAAATTATCTGATTCAGCTAAAGTTACGTTGCATTTTTCTAATGAAGGTGCAATGCAAGTAAGTGTTGATTCAGGTTTGGGAAAATATCAGTATATTATTCCAGCACAGGCGCAGTAATGACAGACAAAAATAAAAGGCAAGAACATTTAGGAGATCTCAGCAGAGACTTTGCAGTGTTCTTGCCGGCTATTTCAAACTTTTATAATACATTCATAAGCAAACAAAGAGTCACAAAAGGTGAACACATACCATTGGACAGAATACCTAAAGGATTTGACTCTGGTGTAGAAGGATTAAACTTTATAAATCCAGAAGAAGGTTACTTCACTTATCCTACTGCTTTATACTCGGCAGGACACGCCTGTTTAGATATGGACAAAGTAAATGACAGAGATAGTATGTGCGTGAATAGAGATAGAAACTTTTCAACAATAGTAGGAGACTCGGGAGGATATCAAATAGGTAAGGGTGTAATTAAATTTGATTGGAAAGACTTTGAAGGAAACAAAGCAAACGCAGTAAGATCAAACATTTTAAATTGGTTAGAACTGACCAGTGACTGGGCTATGACACTAGACGTTCCAAGCTGGGCGGCAGATGATTTAAATTCTCCTAAAACAGGATTAAACAGTTTTCAAGACACACTAGACGGCACAATATACAACAACAAATTCTTCCAAAAAAATAGATTAGGACAAACAAAATTCTTAAACGTACTGCAAGGTGACGATTGGGAAACAGCACAAATATGGTATGATCAAGTTAAAAACTTTGAATTCGAAGGTTGGGCAATGGGTGGTATTAATATGTGCGACATGGAAGTTATGTTAAGAAGATTAATTATAATGAGAGATGAAAAGAAATTAGAAGGAAAAGATTGGATGCACGTACTAGGAACATCACAATTAGACTGGGCTTGTTTCTTAACACAGGTACAAAGACAAGTAAGAAAACATATTAATAATAATTTTACAATGAGTTTTGATTCTGCTTCAGCATTTTTGTCTACTGCTAACGGATTGGTTTACACACACAATTTATTTACGCCAAAAAGATGGAGTTACATAATGGAAAAAGCACCAGATGACAAAAAAATGAAAGGGTTAGACATACCTTTTCCATTTAAATCTGCAATAGGTGATAGATTAAAAATGAAAGATGTTTGTTGGTATGGAGAAGGAGACCTAAATAAAAATGGAAAAGAAGGTGCAACCGCTTGGGATAGTTTCAGTTATTGTTTAATGATGGGTCACAATGTTTACAACCATATCCGAGCAGTACAGATAGCCAATGACATGAACGATATTGAAATGATCAAACATCAACCAGATGTTAAACACTGGAGAAAAACTAAAAACTCAGATACTACAGACGAGTTCAGTGATTTTGTGCCTAGAAATATACTGTATTTCAACACACTAGTAGAACAAGTTTTTACTTCAGAGAAACCCATGGAAGTAATTAATAATGCTAGTAGTTTCCTTGCGGATATAAGAGGAACTAGATGGGCACGAGCAACAGGCGGTGGTAAAGGTAAAAACAACTTTTCAAGTTTATTTGAATAGGAGGTAAAAAATGGTAAAAAACAAAGATAAAAAGTTTAAGAAATTAATGGCTTCCAAAGATTATTTGGACAAAAAGGTAGCAGAACTTACCAAAGATCGCAAAAAAGATAGAAGCTGGGACGCTAAAGCTGTCTTACTTAGATTAAAAAAACAAAAACTTAAAATAAAAGAAGAATTAAAACAGATAGCAGACAAGTTTGCGTCACTTACTAATAGAAAGTAGTTTGACAAAAACTGCATCTGTGTTATAATTGTGCTATGTTAAGAGATTATTCTACAGGTTATAAAGAAGATGTGAATGTTTTTTCAGGTCTTGAGGTTGAACACACGCAGGCGTTTGGTAAACAAACCTTATTCCTTGCTAGAAACGATTTAACTTTTGATCAAATTATAAGTTTAGCTGTGGCCTCAGATGCTGAAGCAATATATTTTGGCGCTAACAGAACATATATGCACAATCACGCATTACAACTAGCACAAATACATCAGTTGTTAGATAGAGGCTATTGGGTAACAATTGACTATCCATATGAACTACACAGGCTAGTTTCAACCAAATATAAAAGCTGTTGGAAAGATCCAAAGTTTATTCCTTTCTGTTCAATAATATTTCCATTTACGGAAGATGATGACCAACTTTGTTTTAAAATTGACGACGAAGACTTTAACAAAACAAATCCAGGTGTATGGACAATGTCTATGAAAGACTTCAAAGGCACATCAGGATATACAAAATGGGATCAATACAAAAAAGACGAACCAATAGGAGAGGATAAAATATGGCCAGTAGTACAGAAGGCGTAATAGATCAGATGTATAATATACCTGATCAACAACATGATACAGCATTGAAAGAAAAAGCAAACAAGTCATCAAAGATGATTTGGGTAACATTTAGAAAAGAAGGAATTCACAAATATCCAGCGGCACTTGACGATCCTAAATTAGCCACAGGTGATAGAATGGATGTATCCTTTCTAGGATATCCACACAGACACATATTTCATTTTAAGGTAGCAATTGAAGTATTTCACGATGATAGAGATATAGAGTTTATACAATTTAAAAGATGGATTGAAGATATGTACAGCGAAGGCACTTTAAAACTAGATTACAAATCTTGTGAAATGATGTCAGATGATTTATACATAGCAATAACAAAAAAATATCCAAGCAGAAAAGTTGAGATTGATGTTTCTGAAGATGGAGAGAATGGATCACACGCAGTTTATGAAAGAGCTTAAAATTAAAGAAAGCAGAGCAACTACTAGAAAAGGGTTTTTACCAGTAGGTGGTGGTGCCTTAAATGCCTCTTATACTTTTGTAGATGCTGTGGCTAACGTTTGTTCCACAATGGGTAATATGGGACTTGTATATGGCAAAGATTATTTTTGGGCATATCATGGTTATGACGATAGCTTACAAGATTGTATAACATTAATGGTTAAAGATGAAAAATACAAGACTGCACTGCATCTGAAACTAAAAAATAATCACAAGATCAAACACACCGAAGATGGTGAAGTATTATTAATAAAGGAGACCACATAATGAGAGAAGGCGTTGAGTTACCTAAGGTAACTTTTAAAGTAAGAGAAGGAGACATAGCACCAGAAGGTAGCGGATGTCCAATAGGCGGAACATGGAATGACATGACTACTGATGATTATTTCAAAGGCAAGAGAGTAGTATTGTTTAGTCTACCAGGAGCATTTACACCTACTTGTTCATCTAAACAGTTGCCTGGCTTTGAATATAACTATGACAAAATTAAAGCTATGGGTATTGATGACATTTATTGTATGAGTGTTAATGATTCATTTGTTATGAATGCTTGGGCAGAAAAAATGAATATTTGCAACGTAAAAGTAATTCCAGATGGATCAGGTAACATGACAAGGTTTCTAGGAATGTTGATAGGAAAAAACCATTTAGGATTTGGAAACAGAAGTTGGAGATTTATGTCTGTGATTAAAGACGGTGTAATTGAAAAATGGTGGCAAGAACCAGGAATCAACAATGACGGTATAGACGATGATCCTTATGTTGAATCAACACCTGAAAATATGATCAATTATTTACTGAAATTTACACAACCTTACACAGCAGGAGAGGGCATTTAATGAAAATATTTTACATGGGTTTGGAACCATACGAAGGCAGATATACTCTGCAACTGCAAGAATGGACTGAACGTGTGTTTAAAAAAAGAGGCGTTGACTACGAAGTTGTACCAGGCACAACCATCGATGATTCTAAAGCAATAGTAACTGGACAGGTGCTAGATGCACATGGCAGAAGCTATTTTGGTATGAGTCAAATGATGAACTTGGTGCAGATGATGAAAGCAGGAAAGATTACATCCGGTGATGCAATATTTTTTGAAGATATGTTTCAGCCTGGCATGGAATCATTGCCGTATATTATACAACAATCACCTGAACAGTATAGGCCAAAAATTTATTTAAGATGTCTTGCACAGGCAATTGATCCAGATGATTTTGTTCATGTATGGGGTATGAGTAAATGGATGTCACTATATGAACAGATGTGTAATGAAATTCCAAATGTTACAATCTTAGCTACAAATGAAGAAATGGTTGCACATATGAAAATTGCAAACTGGAAAGCGCCTATATACAATATATCAGGATTAAGTTTTGGCAAAGAAGAAGTGCAAAGCAGAGTTGAAAAAATTATTCCATTTGAAAAAAGAAAAATGAGAGTTGGATTTGGTGCTAGATGGGATCAAGAAAAACAACCAGGATTTTTTATGGATATGATTGATCATTGGGTAGCAAGTCCTGTCTTGCCTGATGTTGAATTTGCTATATTCTCAGGAGGGCCTTTAAGATCAAATCAAGAAGCATATGTTAATGCCGCAAGAATGTTAGCCAAAGATGGCAAATTAAAAATTTATGAAAATTTAAAAAAGAATGAGTATTATGAATTACTTACAGACACAAGAGTATTGTTTAACTGTGCCTTACAGGATTGGGTATCAAACACTGTATCTGAAGCAGATGCATTAGGTTGCAACGTTCTATATCCAGCATATAGATCATTTCCTGAAACATTTGCAAACGATGAAACAAGAATGTATATTCCATGGTCTGGAAGAGACGCAGTAAACAAACTAAAAACATTATTAACAAAACCATCCCCTAGTATAGGTCGAATATCAGATTGGACAGACGGTACAATTGATAGAATGATTGACATTATGACAGGCAAGGGCGAACAATGGAGAAGAGATGGCAAACACTACAGAACCCCAGTTTCCCAATCAAAGTATTAACAACATAAACAAGTCAGTTCTTGTTGTTGGTGGAGGCGGATATATAGGCTCACACATAGCCAAACATCTTGTACGCAATGGATACACTCCTGTAATAGTAGATAGAAATATTAATACAATTATAGCATTAGCATTCCATGACTGCTATGAAATGGATTTGCCTAAAGATATACATTTGCTAGATGCTGTTGTTAAAAGATACAATATAGATTCTTGCATATGCACAGCGGCCTACACATCAGTTGGGGAGTCAGTTAAAGAACCAAACAAGTATTATCAAAACAATGTAGTAATGACTTTGCAATTATTGAACAAACTTAAAGATCTTGATATAAAAAAATTTATTTTTAGTTCAAGTGCGGCAGTGTACGGCACTCCTGAAAGTGGCATTTGTTATGATGATCAAATAGGATTAGAACCAATTAACCCATATGGACAAACTAAATTAGTTGTAGAAAAAATGTTGAAAGAATACAATCGTGCTTATGGAATGAAAAGTATAAGTTTTAGATATTTCAATGCCGCAGGTGCAGATCCAGATGGTGAAATTGGAGAATTGCATGATCCAGAAACACATATTATTCCCCTTATTATCCGTGCAGGTTTTCAAGCTACTGACTTTAATATGTTTGGTAATGACTATGACACACCAGATGGTACCTGCATAAGAGATTATGTTCATGTAACAGATATAGCTGATGCACAGATTAAAGCCTTAAGTTTGTTAGATAATAATATGTGTGCTAGACTTAATCTTGGATCAGGAAATGGTTTTAGTAATAAAGAAATTGTTGACGAAGTTACAAAACATACAGGAGCCATAAATGTTATAACTGCTCCTAAAAGAGAAGGAGATCCTGCACAACTAATTGCTGACATTTCAAGAACAAAAGATATATTAAATTGGAAACCTATGCATAGTAGCATTGACAACGTAGTACGAACTGCTGTACAATGGTATAAGCACTGCAACAAAAAGGAAATTAATTAATGGATGATTTATTAAAAGATAGTTGGGCGCCTTCAAGTAAGGTTAGCGAAAAAATTAGAAGCAGAATTAAAAAAGCAGGCGACAGATATCATGCAAATGACAACATAAGCAAACACATTGAATCTGGTGAACTAGAAAAATTACAAGCAGAAGTACAAGAAAAATTGCAAGGTGTACTAGAAAGTCTAGTGATTGATACAGAAAATGATCACAATACACAAGAAACTGCAAAACGTGTGGCTAAAATGTATATTCAAGAAACATTTGGTGGCAGGTATTCTCCAATGCCAAGAGTAACAAGTTTTCCTAACATGGGCTATAAAAGTATGTACACTAGTGGTCCAATTAGTATCAAGTCAACGTGTGCCCACCATTTACAAAACATTGTAGGTAATGCTTGGGTAGGTATTATTCCAAATGGCAAAGTTATTGGATTAAGCAAATTTAATAGAATAATACATCACATAGTTGAACGTCCACAAATTCAAGAAGAAATGACTACACAAATTGCAGATGCACTTCAAAAATATGCACACACGCAACATATTGCAGTAGTTGTAAAAGCAGAACATCACTGTATGACACACAGAGGTGTAAGAGAACATGATTCAGATATGACGACAGCTATTATGCTAGGCGCATTTAAAGATGATCCAGCAACTAGAGATGAATTTTATAAAATTTGTATGAGTATGAAAGGCCATGGTTAATAAAGAAACAAAAGCACTATGGGAAGATTTTGAAAGCTGGATTCCTGGTGGGAACAATCAAACTGTTCCGTATGTACAGGGAGAATTGTTTAGCAATGATAATGAATTAAGAAACAAGTATCCTGCACTAAAAAAAGCATGGAAACAATATCAAGTTATAAAAAAATTATGTTTAGCAAAAGAAGAGGAAAATGAGATTAGAAAGTGAACCAAAACTAAATTTTGAAGACGTTTTACTAAAGCCAAAACGTTCTACTTTGTCTAGTAGAAAAGATGTAGATATGACTAGAAAGTTTACGTTTAGAAATTCTAGTAAAGTAATGGACTTCCTCCCTATATTTGCAAGTAACATGGACGGGGTTGGAACATTTTCAATGGCAAGAGTTATGCAAGAGCATAAGATGATGACTGTAATAACAAAATCTACATCAGTCGAACAATGGAAAGCGGCCGCAGGCACAGGACTAAGAATGCAAAGTGTTTCAGTGTGTACAGGCACGAATGTAATGTTTGATCCAGATGCACCAGATTGGGCAACAATGAAAAAAGTTTTAGAAATGTTTCCAGATGTAAAAATGATTACTGTTGATGTTGCAAATGCATATCATCAAAATATGGTAGATTTTATTAAAAAAATTAGAGATGCATATCCAAACAAAGTTATTGTAGCAGGCAATGTAGTAACGCCTGAAATGACAGAAGAATTAATAATAAATGGTGCTGATGTTGTAAAAATAGGTATTGGTCCTGGTTCAGTTTGCACAACAAGAACAATGACAGGAGTTGGTGTACCTCAGTTTTCAGCCATAGTTGAATGTTCAGATGCCGCAAACGGAGTAGGTGGACATATAATGGCAGATGGTGGATGTAGTTATCCAGGTGATATTGCAAAAGCATTTGGAGGCGGTGCCCACATGGTTATGATTGGAGGTATGTTAGCTGGACATGATGAATCAGAACAAAAAGTTGTTGATGGCAGAATAGAATTTTATGGAATGAGCAGTGACAGAGCTAGAGAAGTTCACGGAAAAAGAAAAGATGGTTATCGAGGCAACGAAGGTAGGCTAATAAGTTTACCATACAGAGGTCCTGTCAAAAACACTATAGAAGATATTTTAGGTGGTGTAAGAAGTGCCTGCACGTATATTGGTGCAAAAAGATTAAAAGACATGGCCAAGTGTGCCAGTTTTGTAAAAACAAGCAACGTAATAAACAGAATATATGAGCAGTACACCAGATAAAAGTTATTTTCATAATAGTCAAATGCGTAATGCTCTATTACAGATAGAGGATCAAATGGTGCATTCAAATTGGATGCCTGATTTGATAATGGGTATAAACAGAGGTGGATGTATACCAGGTGTGTATCTTTCGCATAGACTAAAAAAAGAACACTTGGTTTTAGATATAAGATTGCGAGATCACAAAGCAACTCCTGATCTGTCTGTATTAACAAAACAGTATGCGTTCCAAAGAAAAATTTTAATTATAGACGATATAAATGATACTGGAGCAACTTTTAAATACATCGAAGAAAATTTTGGTAGACCAGAAAGAATTAAATTTGCCGCACTAATTAATAACAAACCAAGTGAGGTAAAAGTTGATTACCATGGTTATGAAATAGACAAATCTAAAAATCCAGCCTGGATTGTTTTTCCATGGGAAGAATGGCAAAAGTAAACTAAAGAGTGTATAGACACACCAAGTTTAAAATCGTATAATACAGCAGTTAATATTAACAAAAAAAGGAGATAAAATGTTAGACAAACTCTTTGGTTTGACAAAAGCCGGAACTTCAGTAAAAACTGAAATAATGGCCGGAGTCGCCACTTTCCTAACAATGGCGTATATCACCGTGGTTAATCCTGCAATTCTTTCAACAGAAGGATCAGGAATGGATTTTGGAGCGGTGTTTACTGCTACAATTATTGCCGCAGTGGTAGGAACGTTAATCATGGGACTATGGGCCAATTGGCCGGTAGCACTAGCACCAGGTATGGGACTTAATGCGTTCTTTACATTTGGTGTAATATTTGGAATGGGTTATACGTTTTCTCAGGCCTTAGCCGCAGTATTTGTGGCAGGGGTAGTGTTCATTGTATTGTCAGTGACACCTGCAAGAAAATATATAATTAATTCAATTCCAAAAAGTATGAAACTTGGCGTTGGAGCCGGCATAGGGTTATTCCTAGCTATAATTGGTTTTAAAAACGCTGGTATTGTAGTGGATCATCCTGCTACATTAGTTGGACTTGGTGACGTATCAAGTTGGCCTGTGATACTAGCAGGTCTAGGTTTTGCCACAATGGCAATTCTTGATAAAAGAAAAATTCCAGGTGCAATTATAATTGGAATTTTAGCAGTTAGCATCATTGCTTGGGCATTTGGTGTAACTGATTTAAAAGGTGTTGCAGGTTCAATACCAAGCCCTGTCCATGCATTTAGTTTAGACTTTAGTCTAATTGCAACAGCAGGATTTATTGGAACAGCTTTTGCATTCTTGTTTGTAGACTTTATGGATACAGCAGGAACCTTGACTTCTGTTGCTAACCTTACAGGTAAAGTAGACAGTAAAGGCAAAGTAGATGGAATTGACAAAGCATTGCTTTCAGATTCTGTAGCAACAACAGTTGGAGCACTTGCTGGTACGTCTAACACTACTTCATATATTGAAAGTGGTGCTGGAATAAAAGAAGGTGGTAGAACTGGTTTGACAGCAGTGACAGTAGCAGTGTTATTTTTAGCCTGCTTATTCTTTGCTCCGCTGGCACAGAGCATACCTGCTTTTGCAACGGCGCCTGCTCTTATATTCATTGCAACGTACTTTTTGAGAAATCTTAAAGACATCGCTTGGGATGATGTAAGTGAGTATGCACCGGCTGTATTAGCGGCTGTAATCATGCCTTTAACATTTAGTATTGCCTACGGAATTGCGATAGGATTTATAGCTTATGTGCTTATAAAAGCATTGAGTGGTAAACGATCGGAATTGAACGGTGGTAGTATTACTATTGCGGCGGTAAGTTTATTATACTTCATCGCAGTATAAATCATTTGGGGGACTTTTTTGTCCCCCATTGACAAAACATCTAAATACAATTATAATAAAAGAAAAGAAACATTATGGGAAATAAAGCAGGAAAAATTTGGGGATCAACAGAACTAGTACACGCAAATGGTGTATTAGAATTTCATAGAATCACTTACAAAGCAGGTTACAAATGTTCAGAACACGAACATGAATTTAAGTGGAATGGCTTCTTTGTAGAGTCAGGCAAAATGCTTATCAGAGTTTGGCAAGACGATCAAGGTCTTGTAGATGAAACTGTATTGGAAGCAGGTGACTTTACACAGGTTAAACCAGGAAAGATTCATCAGTTTGAAGGACTTGAAGACGGAGTTGCATTTGAACTGTATTGGGCTGAGTTCAATCACAATGACATTAAAAGAAGAACTTCCGGCACAGCAGTTAACAATAATCTAGTTAGGTTCGATTCTAAAAAGAAAAAATAGTTCTCTATGACAGAGCAACAGTACTTAGAAACTTTTGTGCAAGAGTACAAGTATGAAGTTGAGTTGCAAAAAGAAAAAAATGGTACTTGGAGTATGTCTGAAATTTTAGAGGCTGTGGAGACTTTGCATGATTCCAATTAAAGGTTATTCAACATTTGATCCGTTAAAACATTGTATTGTAGGTAGAGGCCAAGATCCAAAGAATGCTACAGGTTCTTTGCAGGATATAATGTATAGCACAGAAGAGGATCTACAAAGTTTAATAAAAGTATTAGAGTCATTAGGTGTTGTATGTTATAGACCAAACAACAATGCAAATTCTGAAAGACCTCCAATATCACCAAGAGATTATTTTGTTGTTTTAGGAGAAGAATTATTAGTTGGCAAAATGATTGCAGGATATGATGATATTTTAAAGTCAATTGATCGTAAAGGTATAAAGTGGTACTTGAGTAGCGATATTTCAAGTGCAAACATGATACGTTGCGGAAAACATATTCACTGGGATATTAGTAAACTGTTGCCTAAAGAATTAGAAACAGAGATTACAGCTTATTTGAGATTTAATAAAAAATATAATTTGTCAGTTACTAGATACGGTTGGCACATGGACGGTTTATACAGTATATTAAAACCAGGCGTAATTGTTGCAGTTAAAGAATTAAAAGAACTACCTCTGATATATCCTAAATGGGATATATGTTATTTAGACCAACAACAGATTGACAAACCAATTGAGCACGAATGGGGTGGAAATTACAATGAAAGTAATTATGATGTTAATATTTTATCAGTAGATCAAGAAAACTGTATTGTTGCAAACGAAAATCAAACTTTATTCAAATTTCTAGAAAAGCACAAAATAAATCCAATTGTTTCTCCGTTTAGAAACAAGGCATTTTGGGATAATGGTATTCATTGCATTACTCAAGATCTTTACAGAGAAGGTGAAATGATTGATTACATTGGTAAACAATAGACAAGACCTAAATAGTATTGTATAATAGTTTAAATGGAAAAACTTAGATATTCTGAGATATTTTATAGTGTTCAGGGCGAAGGACGTTTTGTAGGTGTACCTAGTGTATTCTTCCGAGTGTTTGGTTGCAACTTTAACTGTCATGGTTTTGGTCAAGGACGTGATAAAACTAAATGGTTAAAGCCAGAAGAAATGCCTTATATGACCCAGGACTTGTCACACGTGAAGCACGTGAGAGATTTGCCTGTTGTAGAAATAGGTTGTGACGCTAGTGCCAGTTGGTCATCAAGATATAAAAATTTAGTTGCTTGGGAAGGCATTGACGACATAGCAAAAAGAATTACTCAGTACACTCCTAACAATACTTGGACTAACAAAAACGACACAGATATACATTTTATTATAACAGGCGGTGAGCCTATGTTATGGCAAAGAGAAACACAATTACTTTTAAGACAGCCTGAGTTTAACAGTTTAAAAAATTTAACAATAGAAACAAATTGCACACAATTATTCAAGGCAGGATTTGACAAGTTTTTACAAGGACTCGTAGCAGGAGATTATACAAAAAATCCTGTGCATATAACTTGGTCAACTTCGCCAAAACTTTCAATATCTGGAGAAGAGTGGGACAAAGCAATTAGACCCGAGGTGGCACGACAATATGCTGACATACCAAACAGCCATTTGTATTTTAAATTTGTAGTGCAAGATGAGAAAGATCTAGATGAAGTTAATCGTGCAAGAGAACAATATAAGAAAGTTGGCGTAGAAGCAGATATATATTTGATGGCAGTAGGAGCCACAGTAGAAGGACAAGCCAAGACAGCTTCACAAGTGGCTGATATGGCATTGAAACATGGATTTAAATATTCGCCAAGATTGCACGTGGATCTTTTTGGTAATAAATGGGGTACATAAAAACTTGCACAATGAAACAAAATAAGGTATAATACTATTATGAGAGTTAAAAAAACAAAAAACACAAAAGTTAAAACAAAGACTAAAGGCAAAAAAAGCGAAGAGCCGGTAGTTAAAGTTGTTAAAGTTCATGTACAGCCTGACAATCCAAGAAATGGATTTTTTGAATTGGACTGGAACAAAGAGTTTGTGAATATGCTACAACAAAATGGCTATAAAGGTGAGACTGAAGAACAAATAGTTGACGGTTGGTTCCAAGCACTTTGTAGAACTGTTGGCAGTGAACAAGGTCTTGACGTTACTGGTGCTGGATATGTACAGATCAATAGAAGAACAGACGGCAAGACAGAAGTAAGCTAATGATTACCGTTGTTGCCTGCGGTCCGGGACTACATACCCATTTCTTACATTTTACTTTAGACTATCTTGATAAAAGTACTCCAGAATTAAAAACACTTCCATTTGATAAAACAGGTATAGCACATGGGCCTGTAGATTATTCAAAAAAGTATAGAATGGAATTTTCCAAGAGTATGATGGATCTATTCAGTGACGAATTTTCCAAAAATATAGGAGATTGCGTTGGTGTAGAAGCAGATGATATTTTATATTATGAACGGGTAGGCTTATCAAGAGAAGGCGGAAAAAATCATAATTTAAAAAATTTAGAAAACTACAACAACTGGCACTCATGGAATAACCATGCTGTAGAAAAAATTTACAGTTTATATAAAATATCCAAGCATAAAAAAATTCCACGTTTTATATTAAGAGACTTTTTAAAATTAGGACATTTAGATCCAGACACACACGGACTCGCTGTATACAATAAAAATGTACTTGATGTAGTAAAAAAAGAAAATTGTGTTATTATACCAGTAAGTGCATTTTTTACATTTGAAAAATTTTTAATGAATTTAAAAAAGGTTGAAAAAAAATTTAGGTTAGATTTTAATTTTGATCTTTTACCAAATCTATATAAAAAATTTGTTGAAAACAATAAAGTATTACAAACTCATAAAATTGTTTTTAACATACTACAAGCTATTCAACAAAATAAAAAAATAACTATTCCAGAACTTGATGTATGGCAAGAAGCTTTTATATACGCAGACCTAGAAAAAAATTATGATTTTATAAAAATGCCATTAGTAGATCAATTTTTCCAAGACACACAACAAATAATTGACTACGTAACCTACTATCCACAGCATTACAAATCAATGAATCCTAATTTACCAGTTTTTGGTGGAAAACCAAACCCATTCTTTAATAGACAAAAATAGTAATACGTGTTATAATAAGATATGACACACATACTTGTAGACACTGCAAATACATTTTTCCGAGCAAGGCACGTTATACGAGGCGATACCAGTGAGAAAATTGGTATGGCAATACACATCACAATGAATTCAATAAAAAAAGCATGGTCAGATTTTAACGGTAGTCATGTTGTATTTTGTTTAGAAGGAAGATCATGGAGAAAGGATCATTACGCACCCTACAAAAGAAACCGTAAAGAAACTATTGAAGCAATGAGTCCTTTAGAGCAAGAAGAAAACAAAGTTTTTTGGGAGTGCTATGACGACTTTGTACAGTTTGTAAAAGAAAAAACAAATGCGACTGTTCTGCAAAATCCAAGAGCAGAAGCAGACGATTTGATTGCACGTTGGATAGACAAACACCCTGATGATACACACGTAATTTTAAGCACAGACAAAGATTTAAATCAACTTGTAAACAAAAAAGTTAAGCAATATAACGGAATCGCAGAACAAACAATCACACACGAAGGTTGGTTTGATAAAAAAGGCAATCCTGTAATTGATAAAAAAACAAAAGAAGCCAAAGGTGCTCCTAACAAAGAATGGATGTTGTTTGAAAAAGCCATGAGAGGTGATCCTTCTGATAATATATTTTCAGCATTTCCTGGCGTCAGAACAAAAGGCACAAAGAACAAGATAGGATTAAAAGAAGCATTTGAAGACCGTGCTTCAAAAGGATATACTTGGAACAATTTAATGTTAAGCAAATGGATTGATAAAGACGGCAAAGAACACAGAGTATTAGATGATTTTGAAAGAAACAAGTTGTTGGTCGACCTTCATGCACAGCCAGAAGCTATAATAGAAGAACTAGATCAAACAATACAACAAGCAAAGGCTGAAAACAAAAACATCAGCCAAGTAGGAATAAGATTTATGAAATTTTGTGGCAAGTATGATTTACAAAGAATATCAGAACAAGCACAATTATATGTTGAACCTTTTAATGCGAGATTACAATGACTGTAAATGCAAAAACATTAGTAAAAGATAAGTTTTGGATACTAGAAGAAAACGGAACTAAACTGGGTACCTTACAAAAAAAGGACAACAATGGTTGGATTTTTTTAAGTAAAAAAGATAGTAGAGAAGTTTTTCACACACAGGAAAGTTTAATAGAAAGATTTGGTATCGATATCACTGCTACAGAAGTTGAACCAGCAGTAGTAGTTGAAGAAATTGAAAATTTTGTAGTACATGGCTATCCAACTTCACAACAACCATTCAATCCAATGTTTGATGTACAAAAACAATTACCCATTTATTCTAAAACTCCAAAGTCAAAAAGTTTATTTTGTGCAGGATATTACATTATTTGTTTTGAGAAGGGTTGGCGTAAAGCATATTGTCCAAAGCTAATTACTTTACAAAGATATCCTTACAAAGGACCAATTAAAACTAAACTAGAAATGCAACAGGTATTAAACAATGCAATCAAAGAGCAAAATACAAACACGTCCAATTGAAGATTTCATAGGACAAGTTAGAACTGCCAAGAGCAGTCAGCAAAAAATGATTACTTTGCCAATCAAAGAGGCAGAGAAATTATCAGATAGTCTTACTCAAACCATGACAAGGCTTGTAAGTATCCAGGAAGATATTATAGAAGCATATAAGTCAGTCCAAGAAAGTCAGACCGTGTCAGTAGACATGGACGGCGGTGAGTTCAAAGCCGACAAGTAAACTTTACAATACAATTTTTGGTAAATACTGCTATACATATGAGCAGACCAAAACCTACAGTGCTGTTATCAGTCAGCAATAAAGAAAGCTACAAACAAGAAGAAGTTCTTGCGGCAGAGGGCATCTGGGCGGTATTTTATGATGGTAAACCAATAAATTTAAAAAGCTCAAGCCTTGTATCAAATTACCCTGGACCAAAATACAAAAAAGTATCGTTCTCAAATCCAGGCCATGCTGAAAACTTGGCTAAAAAACTTAATACCCTGCACAAAACAGACAAATTTGCAGTGTACATTTTAAAAACAGGCGACAAATTCTCTAGATAATTAAGTGTATGGACACTAAAACAGCCTATACTAGAACCTTTATGGGCTTACTAGAACTGCCTATTCACGACGAAAGCATCAAAACCAACTATTATACATGGTGGCAAAATGTGAGAGAAAGCTATCAAGCTAGAAGTCTAAGATTGACTAAAATTGGTCTAGAAGCTGTCAATAAGCTAGAAATTAAAACATATGACATCAAATTTCCTGACAAAATTATATTCACACCACAAACATACCTCTGGTTAGACGAATTTGTTGATTGCCCGTACTTTGTTGACAAGAAGAAAATTGTAGTAACTATGGAAAAAATGGCATTACAGCTCATGATGTTTGCTGGTGATGTAACCAAATATGGTTTAGCACGTGCCATGAGCAAACTTGACGAGCAAAAAAGTCAATAAAATAGCTATTTTTTATCCACAAAATCTAGGTTGACCAATAACACATTTCTGTTATAATCGTATTATAAACATTTTAAACAGGAGTGTACAAAATGGCAAGAGCTAAAAAAAACCAAGAACAGTTAAGTGGTTCTCAAAATAGAACCGTCACACCAAATGAGGCAAAATCTGCCTTAACGCATTGTGTAAAATTACAAAGACCTATCATGATGTGGGGTGCACCAGGTATTGGTAAATCA